CCACCTTGAAATATTTCTTGGATTGCACCCGTAAGTGTTTGTGCAGTTGTAGTTAGAGTGACAGAACCTATTTCTGCATCTAGTTCATTTATTGCACCTACTAAATCAGAGTCTTGAGTAGTTGTCAACCTATCTGTACCACCAGCATCTTTTGCTGTTTGGTTTAGATTAGTAATTAACTGACTTAAATTATCTGTTATTGCTGTGACAGTATGTTTATTAGCCATTTTCTTTTTCTACCAATTGTTTTACTAGTTGTTTTAATTCATCGATATCAGATTGCATTTGTGCAATTTGTTTATCTTTGTTCCTATGTTTTTCTCTTATCTTATAGTAGTTTTCTACTGCAGTTCTATTAGTATTTAGTATCGCACCACTTTCCGTGTCTCTTACTAAATTAGGTCTACCTTCTACTTTTATATAACTCATAACTATGCAGTTGCGATAACACGCAAGTCCCTAAATAATGGTGGTGTTGATGAATTAGTAGATGTCATTACTATCTTAACTTGATAGGACACAAAAGCAGTTGGGTCATTACTTCCAGTACTGGAAACAAATTCACGGACAAATTCATAATCTTGGAAAGTTAATTCATTACTAGAAACAGTATTTACTTGACTTCCAAGTTTCCAAGGCTTTTCAAATATATTTTCATTACCGTCCGCAACTCTAGTCCAAACTTGGAAATCAGCAGAACTAGGTTTTCTTGCATTTACTATTACACTTAGTCCTAGTGCGGGTTCGATAAGATTAACTACTTTAGTAATGTGTTTACTTAAACTTGAACCGTCACTATCTTCTCCGATATATGTTATAGGAGTATTACTTGTTCCCGCAGCCGCACCCGATGCTACTTGATTATCTATTCTGTTTGATACAGTAATCATACCAGTTCTTTGTAAATCAATTACTGGTGATACATCTGCACGAGTCGTAGAGAATGCAGTTTGAATTGTGACTGATTTTTCTCCTGACCCTATGTTTGCAGTTTCAAATGCTGTAGTTCCAATCATTCTTGGTGCAGAGAAACTATTTGCTTGTTTTATCGCAAGGTTTCCAGAGAATGCAGTATCTTTTGTACCTCTAGTTTCTGCACCCGCAAGTGACCTACCAGTAGTAAACTTCGCATCTACTGTGATATTAGTATCTTGTGGAACTAAAGTATCAAACTGTGGTATTACGGTATCAAAGAGTATTTGTCTTGAAGACTTAACTCTTGCACCACCAACAAAACCAGTTGCAGTTGCAGAGTCAGTAAGTTCTACTTGATAACCAAATCCGTCTACTGCAGTAATTGTGTGTGTAAAGTCATTTACTCTACCCGCAGAGTCTATACCATTTAAAAGACCCGTACCCGCAGAGTCAAATCCAGTAATACTTACTGTGTCTCCTACAATGAAGCCATGGTCTGGTGCAAGAACTGAAATAGTTCTACTACCCGAGTCAGTTGATATCGGATTATTTGATAATAACATATCTGGAACTACTGAGTTCTCAAATACTACCGTTCCACCCGCAGTGGTAAACTGTGCTTTGAATAAATCAAATGCAAGGTCTTTGGTTTGGTCTGGTGTCCAAGTTGTTCCGTTCTGTGATTTAAATAATGAACCTAAACTTGGTTGTCTGTCAATTCTCTTTTCTGTAGAACCAAGTTGGAATGCATAAGTTTCTCCAACATATGCTTCGTATGAATTACAATCAGATAATAATACGATTGCATATTCTTCATCATACTCTAAGAATATTGGTTCATCAAAAGTAAATGTCGTAGGATTAGACAATGCATTTGCTTGTGTTTCTTCACTACCAGCACCTGACTCGGGTTTTAGTTGTACCGCACTTGGTGGTAAAACTACTACTGAGCCTGGAATGATATCATCTGAACTAGGAGCACCATTTACTACTGGACGTAATTCAAGTCTTACTGGTACAGTTGCATCTTTTGCTTTAAAGTAAGTTTGTATTTTAGTCACAAACATACCACTTGGTGCAGAAACCCTAAAGGTTTGTGCAAGTGGGTCTAACCAGTTCACATTAACTTGTGGTACTGGTTGTGGTGGTCTAAGTGTGACCGTTGTAGTTTCTAAAGTACCTCTACTTGTAAAGATTGCACTTGCACGAGAAGTTGCAGATGATTGGTCATCTACCGAAATGTCTAGTAATTTAAATTCTCTATCTCCAGTTCTAAATCTTAATGAGTCATTGTTTGGTAATAAGAACGAACCTTCTACTTTACCATTTGTGTCTGTGACAATAGTTGTACTTCCACTTGGGTGTATTGTTGTACCTCTATATTGGTTTCCAACATAAGTTTGTCCCGCAACATTTGTAAAACTACCCGAAGTATTTACATAGTCATCTACTTTAACTCCGTCAAAGAATGGGAAGTATCGAGTGTTTCCTCTTAAACCTTCTGCACGGAAGAATATAAGTCTTGGTCTCATAAATGGAATAGCAGTCAAAGATACTTCTCTATCTCCCACTACTTCATTTATGGTACTATTACTTACAACTCTTACTCCAAAGTCTCCACCAAAGTTTTCACCCGCACCTGCTTCTCCAGTTCCAACATTAAGACTAAAGTTGTCAACAAATGAAACACCACCCCCAGTTCCAGTTCCAGAAACACCACCACCAAAACCAAAAAGGTTCTCACTTGTCATGCCTGGGTTATTTCCAAAGTTAGGAATTGCACCACTTAAATCTATTCCTTCCCAGTTCCATAATGCACCAAGATTTAATGCGGGTGCAAAAGTTGGAGGCATTAAACCTAAAGTATTACCAAATGTTGGTATTCCTATTTGAACTGGTTCTGGAAATGCATTTCTTGCTTGTGGTACTGCGGGTACAGTTCTAGTTTCTGTATCAACCCAGTTATCACTTGTTGGTGATAAAGTTAAATGTCCTTCTCCACTTACAACTGCAAATGGGTTTACATTCTCAACACCTGATATCATTCTTTGTGATATTGCAGAGTCTTCTGTATAGTGAAGATAAATGTTATCACCCTTAATAATTGTGTTTGTTGATTTTGCAGAGTCGTAAATCAAAGGTACTTGATTATTTGAAAACGCTGGGTGTAAAGTATTTGTTGTTGGATTTATTGACGCACGATACATTGGGTCTTCGTGGTCTGATAATAATCTATTTTTAAAGTTATCTGCAAGTATACCTAGTTTACTTCTAGACACACCATTTGAGTCTAAGATTAATCTTGCGTCTGCAGATTGTTCTAGAAGTGATAATGCAGTAGTTTCTGCAAGGTTATCAAGTCTTCTTTCAATTCTTGCAATATCTTGCATTCTAAATCTTTTATATTGAGATACACTTAAAGTTAAGTCTGAGTCATTCAAACCATAACCATTTATTGCTAAATTAAATAATAATAAATTGTTTTCTGGTGTAGGTGGTTGTTGTAATGCAAATCCGTCTTTACCAGATACTACACTAAATTCTGCTTCATTGTTAATTACAATCTTATCTGCTCTTGGTAAGTAGTATTCTATATCTGCAGTAATAGTTTGACCCGCAACTGGTATCTCAACTTTCTTAGCATAAGTACCACCTACAACACCTAAGGCTGCAACACCACCAGCAGAGTCAGAACCATTAGAGTCTGGACTTAAGTATTGATGTCTAATACCAACACCGTCACTGTCTCTTATTGACCTTAAGTCAATTACTTCACGAAGGTTAACACTCTTTCTTCCACTAATCTGGAAGTCTGGTATGTTTTCGTAATCTACAGTACCGTCATATGAGTTTACAGAGAAGAAGTCTCCACTTGCACCATGAGCAAAGTATTTTAATCTACTAAAGATAGTTCCACTTGGTGGAGTGGTATCTCTTTTAACTACTAATCTACCATGTTGATAGAAATCTTTTCTTTGTCCGTTATCTAAAGTAAAGTTGTGAGATAAATCTGCACCGTCCGAGTCAGTTTGTTTGATTGATATTACTTCATAGACATCTGCGTATGGTATCTTAACAAATCTTAGGTTCTCTCCGTCCGAGTCTATTGTACCAGTAATTGTAGTTTCTGTCAAGGTTTTTGTTCTTCGAGTTGCATTTCCTTTGTTTATTCTTGCAAAGATGTTATGTTTTGCACCAGAGTCTAAACCACCATTAGCATGATTAGTAGTAGTACTAATAGTTGCACTTTGTGTTCCCGTTCCACTAACACTAAAGTTAGTCACCCTTTCTCCAGTGACCGCACTCGTAATAATCCAATTACCTACATCTGTAAATGTTTCTCCAGTTGCAGATAAAGATAAACTAATTGACGGGTGTGTACCCGCAGAAGGAGCATTTGCAGAGTCATCAATCTGTCTTAATACTTGGAATGAAACATCTGAAATACTTTTTGGTCTTGGTCTTTGAGTCGGGAATAGTAAGTCATTATTACCTATATCTCTAAACAATGCGGTACTTGGTAAAAATGCAGTACTACCAGTATTTCTAACTGCAAATGAATGTGGTGCAGTATCGAAATCTCCATGTCTTTCTACTGCAGAGATATCTGTTATTTGTCGATTAGAACCACCTGGCCCTTTCAACTGAATGTCCATTAAGTAAAGACGAACTTCATTGTTTACTACTTGAATTGATTTAACCCTTGCAGTACCAATAACCGTACTACTTTGCATTAAATTAACTAATTCAAAATTTCCAAGTGCAGCTGCAGGCCCTACAGTTGAACCACCGTCTGTTTGGAATACAAGATATGAACCATAGTCCACACCAATCGCTTCGTTGTTATTTGTGACTGTAGTTCTGGGTTTTGAAATAGTTAATTTACTTGGTCTTTCTTTATTTACACGATAACCGTTTAGATATACTGTTCCCGCAGATATGTTTGCAATTAAATCAGAGTCTCTACCGTTTGCAGAGTCATCTTCAAAAGTTATTCTAAATGGACGGACAACATAATTACCTGACTCTTCTTTTGTTCTAAGTGCAAGAACATCATTAATCTTATTGTAATCTTCTGTACCAGTGACAACTTCTTCTATTTCTCCGTCTACTATATCACAAAAGTATACGAAGTTATCACTTGCAGTGACACTTGTTTTGTTAACAAGAGTTAATCTAATTCTGTATCGGTCTGCACCAGGCGATGCAGTATTTGGAGTTGCACCCTGATTATCAAAGAGTGATGTATCGTCTCCTGACGTGACAATATCTTCTGCAACAGTAAATCCAACAGTTGCAGTTCCAGTTGTAGTATATTTTGAAATAACTAAAGATTGTTGAGCTGCAAATACAAAGTGTCCTCTTACAAAGAAGTCTCCCCCAGATACATGAAGTATTGTACCTTGACCAGTTGCTGGGTTTGCAACAGTATTTGTTGTTTGAACTTGCAACTGTTGACCACCACCAGCATTTATGATTTCACCCGCAGTAAATCTAACTGGTGCAGAACCCGCTAATTGACTTGTATTTGTATCAGTATATTGTACATATAAAGTTGCGGGGTCAGAACCACTTGCGGCCTCAAATCTAATAACTCTTGCTTTTATACTTGAAGTTGCACCCGTAAATTCTAATCCAACTAAAGTAGAAGTATCTGCTGGTAATGCATTTAATGGGTCACTTATATCTAATTTTACAAATTCTGCATGTCTGTCAACACTAGGCCCGCCTGGGTTTACAGCCGCACCTTCTTTAAATATATTTCTACCAAACCTTGCAATCTCTTCTTGAATGATAGTTTGCATTTGCGTAAGTTCTCTTGCTTGCAACGCACGACCCGAGTTAAATAATATTCTATGAAAATTATCTGCACTGTCAAAGTCGTCTTTATATGTTGTTTCAAAAGTTGACTTATTAAAAGTTGTTGACATTTTTTATTCCTATACTTGTATTACGATTTTTAAATCTTCTGTTTGACCACTTGCTCTTGTAATTGCACTTCGGTTATCAATATACAATAGTTGACCTGAATTTGGGTCTACTTCTGGAGTACTGTCGTGATTACCACCACTAAGAAGTACACCAGTAGAACCACCAGATGCAGTAATTGTTTCTCCCGTAGTAAAAGATGTAAATCCATTACTATCAGTTTGATGAATAAACAAAGTACCTTGAGCAAGACCAGTTGGGCCAGTAGAGTCAAAATCTACAATTGCTTTTGCACCAGATGTTCCACCAGTTATTACTTGGTCTTTTTCAAATGCTTTACTTAAAGATGCAAAGTTAAGAGTTCTTAGTGTATTACCAGTTTCTTCTGTAAATGGACTAGATGTTGAGTCTCCTAATTCGGGGTTCTTAAGTAAACCGACTTGTCTAAATTGTTGATTTATAAAAAAGTCTGCTCTTTCTGCACCCGAAGGTTTTGCATTAAACATTAGTGCATTACTTCTTAAATCTGATACTGGGTCATCACCTAAACCACCACTATCAAGAGTACGTCTTGAAGTTGAAAGAATAGGTCTAATTATTGCAGCCGAGTCTGGTGAACCACCACTTACTGTGACAGATGCAAAGTTATATCCTGAACCAAAATTTGCCTGAACTAAATTACCAGAACCGTCCTCAGTAGGAATAACCTTGACTACTGCACCACCAGATATAGTTGCGGTTGCAATTGCAGAACTACCGTCTCCCGTGATTGTTAAGGTTGGTGCAGAACTATATCCAGAGCCTGGATTATCGATTGCATATCCTACAACTTGACCTAATATTGAAGCCTCTTGAATTGCAAGTTGTTCTGTTTGGTTTGAACTAAAAGCAGCCAATCTTGCACCTGATACTCCACCCGCACTATCTTTATCAATAAACTCTACAGGCATAAAGTTTGCAGATTGAAATTTGTTTGCAGTTGCGGAACTAATACTGTATACCATTTTCCAAACATATCCGTCAGATGTTTTAAAAGGTGTACCCGAAGTATTACCCGTTGGTTCTATAGTAGATGCAATCGCAACTCCAGTGTTAGAAATAGATTTTCTTAATACCATGTATACTTGTTGGTTTGAGTTGACCACATAGTATGGATTTGAATTACCAGTTGATTGGTCATCATATGCATCATAGAATGTACCAGATGACCAGTTATATCTTGGAACTACAAAAGATGCGTCAGTTATTAATTTAACCGATTGCATGTTGTTTCTAAAATCTCTCTCTTCGTGATAAGACCCGTCTGGTGTAGGAGATACATCTGTCGCATTCCACTCTTGTGAACGACCAATAGCTGCATAGAACTTATCTCCATTACTATCTTTTCTACCTTTAATTTCGTCTAAGATAAATCTTCTTAAAGGACTAGTTATTGTTGCGGTCATTTCTTATTCTCCTTATGCGACTGCACCACCGTAGGTTGCAAGTATTTGCCAGTTAGTTCCGTCAAAAATTAATGTTCCAGTTTCATTCTGTTGTAATGTTAAAGTAGTTCCCGCACCAAAATTTGCGGGAGTGATAACTGCATTACCAGCACCACTATTTACTACATATTTAACTTGTCCAACAACTCCGTCTGCGATACTATATGTACCCGCAGTTCCTTTTGTTATTTGAGTAAATGGAAGTAATAAAGACAATGCTTCATTAGAACCCGTGTTTACTGTTTCTTGTTTAAGAACATGTGAATTATTTAGTATAATTTTACCAGTTCCTTTTGTTTCTAGTTCTAAACCAATATTAGTGTCTCCACCTTTTGCAGTTATCTTTGGATTATTACTGGTTGCGTTATTGGTAAGGTTAACGTGGTTAACTGCACTTGCAGTCTTTGTTAATTCTAATACTTCATTACCCGAAGAGTCTTGTAATACTCCACCCCCAGATAAACCAGAAATCTTAGGTGCATTTATTGTAGGTGTATTGACTGTTGGACTGGTAAGTGTTTTGTTTGTTAGGGTATTTGTACTTGAGTCTAATACTACATTACCACTTGCATTTGGAAATACTATCTGTCTATCTCCAGTTGGTTCTACAACTTGTAAAGTGGTTTCATGTGCATCTGCAGTTGTACCTTCAAATCTAATCAATCCAGTTGCAGAGTCACTAAAAGTAATTTTAGTAGTTAAAGTAGCTGCACTTGCAGACAAATCAGTTGCGGTCTTTCCACCTAATACAGCATAAATTTCTGTAAAGTTATTGTTTATCTTGGTTGCAGCCGCACGGAGAGTATCACCCGTTCCGTCATTCGCACTACTTCCGTTATTGATTACTGATTTTCCCATGTTTTATTTCCTATGTCCTATTTATACAAGTTATAAACCTAATCCCTAAAAAGTTTCAAATTTGTCTTGGTCAAATGTTTCTATTGTAAATTCATTACTAAAGTCTATCTCAAAGTTAGATGTTGCAGTACCAGCACCATTCGAGTCCGCATCAAATGTAGGACTTGTTCTTAATTCTGCAGCTCTCATTGTTGCATATTGTTTCTGTACATCTGAGATACTTGCAGTTGCAAGTGAATTAATTAGATTATCATCAATAATAACCCTTAGAGTTGTACCACCACTATCTAAAAGACCAGTGACTTCTGGTGCAAATTGGTTGACTTGACTGAATAATGCAGTGTTGAAACCTACCACATCGATTGAACCCGCATCTGAGTCAACAAGAGATAATGGTGAAGATGTATTAAGAAGTCCAGTATTTTCTAATCTTACTTCTGAACCAACAAACATTCCAGCAGGGTGAACAAATAACTTATATGGTCTTTCCCATGTTGCTTGTGATAGTTCACTAATTATTCGTATTGCAAAGGTTTGATACAATTCATCATTTGTTAAAAACTTAATTGACTCCGCACCTAATTCAGATGAACCTACAGTAAAAACATCTTTTTTAGGATAGTCTACTTCTACATCAATACCGTAGAACATTCTAAAAAATTGTTG